GAACCTGAGCGTCTCCGTGGTCCCCAGTTTGAATTAGCTTGGTGTGATGAGACTGCTGCTTGGAACAAAGACATGGACACTTGGCAGATGCTACAGTTCTGTATGCGTCTAGGTAAGCACCCACGTATCATGGTTACTACGACACCTAAACCTACCAAGCTGATCCGTCAGATACTTAAAGACCCTAAGACTGTAGTTACTACAGGGTCTACCTTTGATAACTCTGCTAACCTAGCTGGTACATACCTAACTGCTGTTAAGGAACAGTATGAGGGAACTAGACTAGGTAGACAAGAGCTTTATGCTGAAGTACTAGAGGAAGCGCAAGGCGCACTTTGGACTACAGCCATGCTGGATGAAGCCTCAGTTAAGCATGAGGCAGTCCCAGACCTTTCCCGTATTGTCGTTGCCCTTGACCCTGCTGTTACCTCTAACGCTGAGAGTGACATGACAGGTATTGTTGTTGCAGGTATTGATGTAAATGGTGTTGCATATGTCTTGGGCGATTACACTGACAGGCTTTCTCCACAAGGTTGGGCGTCTAAAGCTATTGAACTTTATCATCACCATCAAGCTGATCGTATTGTGGCTGAAGTCAACCAAGGTGGTGACATGGTTAAGACAACCATCCACGGGGAAGACGAGACAGTACCTTACAAAGCTGTACGTGCATCTCGTGGTAAGTTTGCCCGTGCTGAACCAATATCTGCCCTATATGAGCGTGGTCTTGTCAAGCATGTTTCCAACCCACCTGACGGTGCTTCACTAAACGAATTAGAAACTCAAATGAGAACGTGGGAACCTTTAGGGTCGATAGGCTCCCCAGACAGACTTGATGCTCTTGTATGGGCAATTACAGACCTCTCCCTTAACGGCTACAGCAAACCTAAGTTGACCCTCGCTTATTCGAGTGCAAAGGGGCTTTCACGTTAATCATAGAAGCATTGAGATCATGGTAAAGAAACTCTCGGAAGCAGAAGCTAAGTCTACCCTTGGTGTAGCTGGTGATAACACTAACAACGGTCAAATCCGTGCAGATGAGTTCCTACCTGAACTACGAGGTCGAAAGGCCATTCGTAAGTACCGTGAGATGCGGGACAATGATTCTACTGTTGGCGCTGTTATGTATGCCGTTGAGCAAATCCTCCGTGATGTAGACCTTCACGTTAAACCTGCTAACGAGAGTGATGCTGCTAAAGCAGAGAAAGAGTTTGTCGAGAGCGTTCTAAATGACATGGATCACACACTTGACGATCACATCTCCGAAGCACTTGGTTATTTGTCGTATGGCTTTGGTTGGTTTGAGGTTATCTACAAGCGTCGGGTTGGCCCTACTGAGCGTAGCCCTAAGAAACACTCTAAGTACACTGATGGTCGTATTGGTGTCCGTAAGATTGCCTCTCGTGCGCCTTGGACTGTTAACAAGTTTGATGTAGAAGATAAGACTGGTGAGGTACTAGGTGTACAGCAGTCAGTTGGCCACATGGGTGGTTCTAACTACATTCCCACGAACAAGTCCTTGTACTACCGCACTACGAGCTTGAACGGAGACCCATCTGGTCGTTCTATCTTGCGTAATGCTTACACGTCTTATGAGTACTTGAACAACCTCCAAGCTATTGAGGCTATCGCAGTTGAACGTGAACTTGCTGGTATCCCTGTTGCTCGTATTCCTGCTGAGTACCTCTCTGGTGATGCTTCACAAGCACAGTCTGGCTTCGTACACAACCTGCAACAAATCCTCCGTGATGTCAAGTTTAACGAGCAAGGCTACATTGTACTGCCTTCCGATACCTACCCAGATAAGGACGGAGCGCCTACCAACCAAAGACTAGTTGACATTGAGCTTATGTCGTCTAGCGGTAGCCGTAACATTAACATCGACCCCATTGTTCGTCGCTACCAGCACGACATCGCTCGCTCCATGCTTTCAGAGTTTCTTCTGCTAGGATCGCAGGGTGGTTCCTACGCCCTCTCCAAGTCGAAGACAGACCTGTTCCTCCGTGCGCTTGAGAGTTACATCCAAGCAATCGTAGACGTTCTCAACAAACAACTTGTGGAACGTCTGTGGCAGTTGAACGGTCTGAATTATGATAACATGCCGACTATTGTAGCTGGTGATGTCGCACCCCACGATCTTCGTGAGATTTCCTCCTTCCTTCGTAACCTCAACGGGGCTGGCATTGATGTGTCGTCTCACCCTGAAGTTATTAGTGACCTTATGGACATTGCGGAGTTGGATTATGACGCTGAGGTTGGTCAAACTGAAACAAACACACAGGAAACTGAATAATCATGGCTACTCTTAATAACCGTGTGTTCGACAACGGCTTGACCGTCCTCGACACAGAAGCTAACAAAATCCTAGTTACCTCTCAGGAGGCTTCCACTTACACGGAAGCTAACGCAACTTACGCTTTAGGTAACTCTACGTCTCTTTCCATCTCTGCCCCGGCGGATCGTACAGGTGGTGGTCGTGAGGTTATTGTATCAGCTATTTCTGATGGCACTGTGACTGGAACTGGCACTGTTACCCACTATGCCTTGGTAGATACCTCAAACTCTCGTTTGTTGGCTACAGGTTCCCTCACAGCGTCTCAAGCAGTAACGTCAGGTAACACCTTTACGCTTGGTGCGTTTACCGTAGGTATCCCTGACCCAGCATAAGGGTTGGACCTATGAGTAGTAGAATACTTCAAGAAAACAGCAGTCTCCTCCTAACTGAGAACAACGAACCCTTAATTAACGACAACTTTATTTCTACTGAGGGTTTCGTTACAGGCTCTCCTGTAGTAAACACTACCGCTATAGCTCAAGATCACGACTTAAGTTGTACTTCTATAGTCACAGGTTCTCCTGTAGTATCTGACCTCAACATGGCTGAGGGAGAGAATTTCCTAGCTGTCAGCATTGCAACTGAAAACCCTGTTGTAAGTAACTCTACTGTCAATCAGACGCAAGTGCTGTCTGGACAAGGGGTTACTACTAATCAGCCTTCTGTATCAGCAACAGACTTTCTCCAAGACAACATACTATCTGCTGACAATGTTTTGACGCTACTCCCTGTACTATCCCTAACTACGATTGAACAGAACCATGCGTTGTTAGGCGCACCTATTGTCGCACAAAGTCCGATTTCGACAGAGCCTTTTTACAATGCTGCGCTATTGAGAACAGTTTCTATTACTGCTGATTCCAGCAACACTGCTATCATACAAGAGGTGGATGGCAACATAGTCACCTTAAGTAGATCAATCAATGAGGTAGCCTGATGGCTTTTACGATCAAAAAGGGTGACACTTCCCCTTCTATTCAATCTATCTTAAAAGACTCAGCGGGTTTTGCTGTAGACCTCTCAGGGGCTACAGTTAGAGTACACATGAAGGCTGTCGGAGCAAGTACCCTTAAGGTAGACGAGGCTATGACTGTCGTAAACGCTGATTCTGGTATTGTTCGTTATGACTGGTCGTCTTCTGACACTGATACCGCTGGTACATACTACGTTGAGTTTGAGGTAACAAAGGCTGACAATTCGATTGAGACCTTCCCTAACAACGATAATGCTGTGGTCGTGATAACAAAGAGCCTTGACTGATGACGACGTGGACTAGGCACCTCTATGAGCATAATTCCCTAGCTATAGCTAAGGGTGAATCTAACGACTACGCCCCCAGAAACATCTTTGGTTATAATGCCCTTGTAGGGACAAGTTTCATCCCCTGTTGGGAGAACAACACAGCATACACACAGCCTACCACTGGCTTGAATATGACTGTTACCTCCAACGTAGCTGACGATGGCGTAATCATCCGTATTATTGGTCTTGATGTAAACTACGAGGTTATTGCGGAGAATATCACGTTAAACTCCGCTGTACCCCCTACGACAACACTACAGTTCTTCCGCATCAATGATGTCGTTACAACCTCAGGCAATGCAGAGAATGATATCACCGTAGCTAACGGTGGCATCACCTACGCTAAGATCAGGGGTGGTGAGGGTAAGAACCAAGCTAGTATTTACACAGTACCTGCTGGTTATAGTTTCTACCTCATGCGTATTGATGCTTTCTGTGCCTCTGCCGCTCAGAACAACAGGCAAATCTTCTTCCGTAACTTCGTCTGCTTAGAGAGTGGCGTGAAACTAAGGGTTGCTGAAACTTCCTTCCTAGAGATGATGCACATCCAGCGACAAGTTCCCTTCCGATATAACGAGAAGACAGACATTGAGTTCCAACTACGAGGTAGTGCTGGTGAACAATACGTCAGTGTCTTTGGTGAGGGCGTCCTAGTCAAGAATACAATCCAAGGTGAACCATAATGGCACAGTATGCTAACGACATCTTTACTACGGAACCAGAGGCTATCTCCCGTAGCATGGACATGGGCCTTGGTGGAGCTATTCACGTATCCGATTATGATGGTCAGGCAGTTTATATGCCAGCAGAGAGCCATGAGGCTTACTTAAGCTACTACCGTGGCGAAGAGGGTGAAGAAGACCCCTCAGTGGACCGTATAGAGGCTCTCAGGGCTATCGTAGCTGAGGTACTCAAGACTGACTTCGCCAAGGCTGAGTACCAAGGTGAGAAAGTCACTCTGAATAAGCCACGTCGTATCAAAGGTGGCAACAAGAAGTTTGAAGTCTTTGTCATGGACGGAAGTAAGGTCAAACGAGTTACTTTCGGTGATCCTAACATGGAAATCCGTCGTGATGACCCCAAGGCTCGTGCCAACTTTCGCTCCCGTCATTCATGCGACAGTAAGAAAGATAAGACAACGGCTGGTTATTGGTCATGCCGTATGTGGGAAGCGAATACATCGGTGGGTGACATGACAAAAAACATTGAAGGTAAAATCCTTAAGACCGACGACGAACAGCGTATGGTCTACGGTTGGGCATCAGTAGTAACCGAAAAGGGTGAACCTGTAGTAGACCGTCAAGGGGATGTTATCGAAGCTGACACTCTTGTGAAAGCTGTAAACGAATTTATGGAGCATGTGCGGGTCGGCAAGGCTATGCACACAGGGGAGCAAGTAGGAACTGTTGTTCATTCCCTCCCTATCACTAAGGAAATTGGTGATGCTCTTGGTATCCAGTCTGACCGCGAAGGGTGGGTTGTCGCGTACAAAGTATTCGATGAATCAATCTGGGATATGGTTAAGTCTGGTGAACTCGCTGCGTTCTCTATTGGTGGACGTGCTATGAAGGAGGAAATCTAACTTGCCTAATCTCCTAAAAAACTTGCACCTTGAGGAGCTTTCTCTCGTAGATCGCCCTGCCAATGCACAGGCAATGGTTAGCCTCTTCAAGCGTGACACTTCCGAAGAGGAAATCACTAAAATGACGGATGAAATGGAAGCCAAAGTCAAGGCGTACATGGAAGACAAAGCGTGTGGTAAAGAAGAGGCTATGAAAGCTCTTGGTTACGACATGGAAAAACAGGAAGAAGCTGAAGCTGCTGAGATGGAAAAGTCCGCAGAAGAAGCTACTGCCGAAGAGATCGACCTTGATGCCCTTAAGGCTGATATTGAAGCACTTAAATCTGACAATGAACGTCTCCGCAAGGGTCTTATTGACAACGGCTATGTAATCAAAGCTGACGCTATCGAAAAGAAAGCTGAAGTTGAGATGATGGAAGTCTCTGGTGAGATGGTTGCTAAAAGCGACATTCCTGCGCCAGTCCTCAAAGCACTTGAAGAAGCTGCTGTTGAGAAGGCTGACGTTGAGCTTACGAAACGTGCTGGTGAAGCTCTCCCACACTTTGATATTACTGTTGCTAAGTCCCTCGTGGCTAAGTTTTCAGACGAAGAAATTATCATGGAAGCACTTAAGGCGGCTGATGCTGCATTTGAAGCTGCCATGCAAGAATTTGGTAAGTCCGATGTAGACGGTGAGTTCGCTACCGCTGCTGACAAACTGGATGCTCTCGTGAAGTCCTACATGGACGACAACCAACTCAAAAAGAGTGATTATGCCAAGGCTTACGCTGCTGTAGCGAAGACCGACGAAGGCAAAACACTTGTAAACAAATCCTATAAAGGGGAATAATCATGGCTGTTATGCAATCTCGTGATAACCGCACATTCATTGCTGGCGAAGACCTTTCTGCCGCACAATTCAAATTCGTAACTCTTGAAGCTGACGGTCAGGTTGACCTTGCTGACGCTGCTGGTGAAAACGCTATCGGTGTTTGCCTAGTAGGTGGCGCTGCTGGTGCTGCTGTGACTGTATGTGTCTCAGGCTCCGTCATGGTTGAAGCTGGTGGCACGATTGCTGCTGGTGCTGCTGTACAGACTGGTGCAGACGGTACGGCACTTGCTGCTGCAACTGGTGATGTCGTTATGGGCTATGCCCGTGAAGCTGGTGTGGACGGTCAGATCATTGAGATCGAACTGATCCAAGGCGGCAACGTAGTACCTGCCTAACCTAGCATATAAAGGAATAATATAATGCCTCTTTTGACTCCCTCTGCTGTTCATATTGACCAGCCGCTTTCGAACCTGACACTCGCTTACGTTCAAGAGCAAACAAACTTCATCGCTGACAAAGTATTCCCAACTATTGGTGTGCAGCGTCAGTCTGACAAGTATTACATCTATGACCGTGCGGAAATGAACCGTTCTGGTGATGTTAAGAAACTTGCACCACGCACAGAAGTAAACCGTATCGGCATGACCGTATCCAACGACAGCTACTTTGCTGACGTATTTGGCCTTGGCATGGACTTCGACGAGCAGACACTTGCTAACGAAGATGCAATGTTGGAAATCCGTGCTGCTGGCGCACAGACTATCGTCAACCGCTTGATGATCCACCGTGAAGAGCAGTTCGCTGATAACTTCTTCTCTGCTGGTATCTGGGGTACAGACAACACACCATCCAACCTGTGGTCTGACTACACAAACTCCACACCATTGACTGACGTAACTACTGCACGTCGTACAATGCAGTTGGGTTCTGGTGGCTTCAAGCCAAACACAATGGTTGTTGGTAAAGAAGTTCGTGACATCTTGGTTAACCACCCAGACGTACTTGCTCGCTTGAACGGTGGCGCAACAGTCACTAACACCGCGCTTATCACAGACGCTAAGTTGGCAGAAATCTTTGAGGTAGAGAACTTCTACGTCATGGAAGCAGTCAAGAACGGTGCTGTCGAAGGTGTCGCAGAAGCTAATGCCTTCATCGGCGGTAAGAACGCACTGTTGGTACACACACCACGCTCTGCGGGTCTTATGACACCTGCTGCTGGTCTGACATTCGCATGGAACAACATTCCAAGCGTCAACAACCTTGGTGTTACAGTTGAGAGCTTCTCTGACGATGCTCTTAAGCGTCAGCAGGTTGCAGAACACATCCAAGTTAAGATGTCCTACGACATGAAAGTCGTCGGTGCTGACTTGGGTTACTTCTTCGAAGACGTTGTAGCTTAATCTACTTATACTAACGGGGAACCCTGAGATTAGTCTTGGGGTTCCACCCAATTATAAAAGAACATAACAGTATCCTTACAAATGGAGTAGTCCTATGCACCCAACATACTTGGGCTGGCAGGTTGATTGGCCTGTCTTTATTAAGATGCCAGTTTCAGCTAATGGCAAGAACTGGAAACGTGGCGAACACTTTAACTGGTTAGAGCAAAGTATCGACCAAGATAAAGTAGCTATCCTTTACGCCACTGGTTATTTATACCACAACAAAGAATTAGAAGTGCAGAGCAAGGTTGGCGACAGGTTGTCAGAGTTCTCAGGTAAGCAACTAGAGACCTTGGTGAACCTACTTAACGCAGTAGTTAAGGATCGTACCTCAAGCACAAACGAATATAATATTAAGAAGTGTAAGAAGTCTAAGATTGACGACAAACAACGTGGTCTCATTCGTCGCTTCTTAAACAATAGCGCTTGGGTAACGGAAGACTTTTACGTTATTCGAGACAAGATACTGAACGATTAAACTGGAGACGACTAAATGGCTTGGTCATACGATCCTACAGATTTGGATACAACTACGGCCTCTGGTCGTCTCAACACAGTCAGACTTTTAGTTGGTGACACTGAAACTCTTGACCAGCAAGCGCAGAACGAAGAGATTACTTTCGCTCTCTCTGAGAATAATAACAATGTGTACTATTCCGCTGGATGGGTTGCTCGTACTATCTCTTCCCAGTATGCACGTAAGGTCAACACAAGTCTTGATGGCGCACTTAAGGCTGACTACTCTGACCTTATGAAGCACTACTCCACTCTAGCAGATAACCTAGAGTATCAGGGTAAGACTTCTGGTGCTGCTGTCGGTGTCCTAGCTGGTGGTATCACTAAGTCTAATATCGAAGCTGTACGGGCCAACACAAACCGTGTAGAAGGCTCATTCCGTCGTGACCGTTTTAAGAACCCTCCAAGCTATCAAACACCTGAGTATGAATAAGGAGTAGGTCATGTCTTTTCGCTCCTTTGACTTGCTGAACCTCGTAAGAGACTTTGGTGAGGACTTGACCCTTCGTAAAGTTACTTCGAGTGGTTCTTACAACCCTGCTACTGGTGAGATTGATGGGTCAGGCACTACTGACTACACGGTCACAGGTTACTTTTACAACTACGAGACTTTAAACGTAGACCAAATACGCAAGGGTACACGTAAGTGTGTTATTTCTGCACTAGATGGTCACGCCCCTGATGAAGACGACCAACTTGTAGGCAATGGTGACACTGTAGCTATTACGGCTGTTACAACAATATTCTCTAATGGTAGTGCAGTCTGTTACATCTGTCACGTTGAGGAGTAAGTTATGCAGGTTACTGTTGCAAAGTCCTTCTTCAAAAAGATAGAGGCTATCAACGATAAGGTTGAGGTCGAAATAAAGAAAAAGGCGTCAGAGATTGTCTCAGATGCTGTGGACTATTCGCCTGTTGATACAGGGGCTTTCGTAGAGAGTTGGCAGATTAACCCTCGTGGGGAAAGATCAAGACGCTCTCGTAGTTCTGCTGGTAGACCCAAGCTGCCTGAGGGCAGTAAGCAAGGTAAAAGAGAGTCAGAGAAATCTAGGCTAATGTCTAGGGTCGCATCTTTTGATTTTGAGCAACTGTCTGGCTTCACTATTACTAACGGCGCACCTCACGCAGATAAGATCAACAAGAACCCTAAGTTGAGGACAGGTCTAAGCCCAAGTGAAATTCAAGCTGTATTAAGAGATAGGCACAGATAATGGCAAGCATATATGATGACATTCGTGCTGCCCTTGAGGTTAAACTTAGCACGGTTACGGATATTCCCTCTATTGGCTGGGAGAACGCACAGTTCAGCCCTACAACTGGTCAACCCTACGTTAAACCCCGACTTATTCCTACCCGCAGAGAACCTGCTGTACGTGGCACTAACCCACAGATGTATTATCAGGGCCTCTTTAGAATTGAGTGTTATGTCCCTGAGGGGGTTGGCCCTTCCGCTGGTGATGATCTTGCAGACAAGATTATGGAAGCCTTTGAAGCCACAACTGACGTAAGTCAAGGTAGCACTATCGTATCCATCCGTTATGCCGAAAGAGAACAGGCTGAGATTGATGGTCCCTTTTACATGATCCCAGTTAATATCGGCTGGTACATCTATAAATAACTTCCCCTAGGAGAATCAATATGGCCTTTGCACAGGGTTCACGCTCCAGCCTGTCCTTCATCGTAGAATCTACGTTTGGTACGACACCTGCTGGCAACTTCACTAACCTCCCTTTCAGCACTCACTCTTTGAACCTTACTAAAGACCGTGTAGCTGGTAACGACATCCAAGCTGACCGTATGCCTCGTGTAGACCGTCACGGTAACCGTCAAGTAGCTGGCGACATTGTAGTTGACCTTCGTGATGGCGACTATGACGCTCTGCTTGAATCAGCTATGCTCAACACATGGGCAACTAACGTACTTAAAGTTGGCACAACACCTAAGTTCTTCTCCGTAGAAGACTATGCTGCTGACATTGACCAAGCTCGTGTGTTCACAGGTCTGTCTGTATCCTCTTTGGCTATTTCCCTTGCGCCTAACCAGATGGTAACCACTACCTTCGGTATGGTCGGTAAAGACATGACCATTGGTGCTACAGAGAAGACACAAGACGCTGCTTCAGGTGCTGCACCTTTCGATGCTTACTCAGGTGACATTTCCATCGGTAACGTGGGCGGCTCCTCTGCGGTAGCTATCGTAACTGGTCTAGACTTCACACTGACCAACTCTTTTGCCCCTACCTTTGTGATTGGTGACGATAGTGCGCCTTCCCTTGAGTATGGACGTGCGGAAGTAGAAGGCACTCTGACAGCTTACTTTGAAGATGCTGCACTGATTAACCGCTTCTTGAACGAGACTGAGACTGAGATTGAAGTATCTGTAGACGATCCTACAGGTGGCAACGCTTATACCTTCTTGTTCCCTAAAGTCAAGATTAACTCTGCTGATGTTGGTGTCGATGGCCCAACTAGCCGTATGATCTCTATGTCCTTTGTTGCTCTCTATGATGCGACAGAAGGTACAAACCTTAAGATCACACGCCCAGCATAAACTAATACCTAGCTAGGTACGTGGAGGCTCCTGAGTCGGGTCGGGGGTCTCCACACTAACACATCAACCCGACAATAACCCCCGATAAGGAAACTCGACATGGATTTAATGAACCTCAAGCCTACTAGCGACACTGTAGAAGTTACCCTAGTACACCCTAACACTGGCGACACTCTTAAGAATGACGACAAGTCTGATATGACCATTACAGTGTACGCAAATCACTCTAAGGAACACAAAGCTGCAATGCACGAACAGACGAACAAGCGTCTCAAGACAATGCAGTCAGGTAAGAAGAAGGTTGAATTTAAGTCAGAAGAGCTAGAGGAAGCAACTCTGACCTTGCTTTCCAAAGTCACTGCTGATTGGAACATCACATACGGTGGTGAGAAACCCAAACTTACTGTCGCTAAGGCCAAGAGTTTGTACGACGAAGTGTTCTGGATTAAAGACCAGATTGAGGAGGCTCTCGCTGACTCTCTGGATTTTACCAAAGCCTAACTTCTCAGTTGTGCGATTGGGCTGAACATCAGTTTAAGCTCAATCGTCCTGACAAGGATGGCATTACAGAACGACAGCACCTTGAACAAGTAGAAAGGCAGATTGGACGTAGACCTGAAGCACTGGAACCCCCGACAGTATTTCCTCAGTCTTTAGCTCATGTCTGGTCTGCCTTTATTACGTTAAGCAATAGCAGAACCGCTGGATTTTCTGGCCCCAACCCGATAACATACGAACAAATTAAAGCATGGAAGGAACTGACTGAGACACCTATTGCTCCTTGGGAGATAGAAGCAATTAAACGTCTTGATACAGTTTATATGGGTGTGGTGAATGGCTGACTTATCAATAATTATTGAAACTAATGCTAAAGAGGCTTCAAAAGAGATTGGGGGTCTGTCTACCTCTATTTCAAAAAGTGCTGCAAAAGCCGCTCAGATGACTAAGGCTTTTGCCTTTCTTGATAAAGCTCTTGCTAAAGGTCATATAAGCGGAACCCATTACTCCGCTATGATAGACAAGCTGGACAAAGAAGAATCTCAACTGTACAGCACACTAGGTAAAACCACCTCTGGACTAGACCAACAGTCTGCGGCATTGCATAGGAGTTCTAAAGCAACAACAAACGCTGCCGCTGCCGCTGAACAACTAGCTAATCGGCAACGTCTTGCGGGTAAGTCAACCAATAGATTCGGTATGTACTCGCAACAGGTTGGCTATCAAGTTGGCGACATGGTAGTTCAGATTCAAGGCGGTACAGATGCACTTCTTGCCTTTGGTCAACAAGGTACTCAGTTGGCGGGTTTACTTCCTGGATTAGCGGGTGCTGTAGTAGGAATTGGGCTTTCCCTTAGCACCGCTTTAGGTAAGGCTGCACTACAAGCGAAAGGACTTCAAGTTGATTTTAAAGGTGTTGTAAACGAGCTTAAAAAGCCACTACAAACCATTAAACCTTTGCTTGATGGTATTGCCTCAGCTTTTCAGTCTATTGGTTCAACTTCAAAGACCGTCCTGTCATCCCTCGCAAACAACTTAGACAGGGTCGTTCTTTACATTACGGTTGCAGCAACAGCCTTTGGCACCAAGTTTGTGGCTGGACTTATTGCAGCTAGATTTGCTACCCTTACTCTTGCGGGAGCTTTTGCCTTTCTTCGCACAGCTATTATCAGGACTGGTATCGGCGCAATAATCATTGGTGTTGCAGAAGCAATACGCATGTTTATGTTGTTAGCAAAGCAGGTTGGCGGTATTGGCCCACTTCTAGAACTGCTAAAAGATGCCTTCGTTGAGCAAATAGGTAAGATAAGCCTTATGTTTGAGTGGTTAGGTCTTAAGGTCAAGGAAGCATTCTTCGGGATAAAGAAGAACGTCTTAAAAGCACTTTCCGACATTCTTAGTCAAATGAATAGTAACTTTGTAAACAAGTTTATTGGTATGTTTGCGGGTGCTATAGCAGCAGCGGCAGAGTACATTAAGTCCTTACCAAGCATCTTTGTTGCCGTATTTCAATCCGTTCTAAAAGTCGTGGCTGAAGGTGTTAATGGTTTTACAGGGTTTATTGCCCAAGGTATTAACAACCTCGCAGAAAGTTTAAATCTAAATAGGATAGACTTCGGCGATCTGATCGACACCTCCAAGATGACGGGCGGTGATGTCGGTGGCGTTCTCTCAAACACTAAGGCAAATATCAAATCCGCCTATGACCAAGCAGCAGCTATTGACTATGTGACAGCCGCTCAAAACGGTCTGACCACCGCTACGGAAAAAGCTGGTGCTGCGGAACAAACTGCCCGTGGCAATGCGGAACTTACTGCCAAAGCGGTGCGGCAAAATGGGCAAGCGGTCCAATCTCTAGTGGACGCCTATAATAACCTCCCGAATGGTAATCAAATAGACTTTGATAACATGTTAAAACCCTCTAAAGAAGAAGGTGGCAAATCTGGTTCTAGCAGTCTTGACAAGACCCTAGCTGAAATTGAAGCGTCTAAGAAGTTAGCCCTAGCTTATGGGGTGGAAGCTGACAGACAGAGGCTTATCTTAGAGATAAAGGATCAACTCGGAGATAGCGTCGGTAAATACACGGAGGCCGCTATAGCTGGCGCTGCTGACCGTATCAAAGCCTATGAGGACGAACAAGAAGCTCTTCGTAAGGCGGACGAACAAACCCAGTCGATAGCGGACACTCTCCAGTCATCTATGTCTAACGCCTTTATGTCTATGGTTGATGGCACTAAATCCTTTAAGGATGCCATGAAGGATATGGCGAGATCGGTTATTAAGCAACTGTTTGAAATTCTCGTTGTACAACGTATGGTTGGTAGTTTTAACGCTACAACAGGCAAAGGTTCTGGTCTTGTTGGCATGATTATGGGCGCTGGCTTTGCTGATGGGGGTGCCTTCTCTGGTGGCTCTCAAATCCAAGCCTATGCTAATGGTGGTGTCGTTGGTGGACCTACTTACTTCCCTATGGCTGGCGGCAAGACTGGCCTCATGGGTGAAGCTGGACCTGAAGCTATCATGCCACTAAAGCGTGGTGCTAACGGTAAGCTAGGCGTTCAAGCTGAAGGCAGTTCCCAAGGTAATGTTGTTGTTAACCAGTCATTCAACTTCCAAGCTAACGGTGACGATAGTGTTAAGAAGCTGATTGCACAGGCTGCACCACAGATTGCTAACATGACACAGAAACAGATCATGGATAGCCGCAGACGTGGTGGTTCTATGAAAGCAGCCTTCGGATGATGGTAAGCATCTTTGGTAATAAGGAAGAAAACATTGGCTTTATCGTACCCGCTAAGTACACCAACAACTATCGGGATTGAGAGCATTGAATTACGTGCAGTTAATGCTGTAGCAGTCTCTCAGTCCCCCTTTACCTACAAACAGCAGGTTATCTCTCATGGTGGTCAGAAGTGGGAAGCCTCAGTTACTATCCCCTCTGTACGTCGTGATAAGGCTGCTGAGTGGAAGGCTATGCTAGTAGGTCTCAAAGGTCAGGTAGGCACGTTCCTACTAGGAGACCCTGACTATGCTACACCACAGGGTACTGTAAGCTCTTGTACCCTTACGGGCAGTGCTAGTGATGAATCTGTTGACGTAGTTATGACTGGCACACTTAAGGCTGGTGACTACATTCAGTTGGGTGCAGGGGCAACCGCTAAGTTACATCAAGTACTCTTAGATCAAGACGGGGATGGTACATTAGAGATATGGCCCCCTTTACGCTCTGACTACACAAACGCTACAGTGATTTTTAACAATGCACAAGGTGTCTTTCGCTTAAGTGAGAGTGTAACCTCGTGGTCAATAAACAACGCATCTAGCTACGGTATCTCTTTTGAGGCCGTGGAATCTGTTACCTAGGAGATATGTAATGGCAGACAAAAAGATTTCTCAATTAACGAACATTACAGGTGCTAACCTAGCGGACAACGATGAGTTTGTTGTCGTTGATGCCTCTAGTGATGAAACTAAAGCTATTACGTATGGTGAATTAAAGAAGTTTAATGGCGATGTGACCTTAGGCGACAACGACAAGGCCATCTTTGGTGCTGGCAGTGATTTGCAGATTTATCACGATGGGTCTAATAGCATTATTAAAGACAATGGTGCAGGTGACCTACGGATTATGGGTTCGGATGATGTCCGAATCGTTGATTCAGTAAATGAAGATAATATGGCTAGGTTTAACAGGGATGGCGCAGTAACGTTATACTACGACAACGCCCCCAAATTTGCCACCACCTCCACAGGTATTGACGTAACTGGCGATGTGACGGCTGATGGGCTGACTGTGGAGGGTGACCTTAGCGCCACTGGCGGAGATGTTGACCTAGACACGCTAGACTTAAACGCCATTGCTGAAAGCAAGGCTGTCACAGCCGTAGACGTATTCGTCTATGACACCTCGAAGGACAGTGACGGTGGTGCATGGCGTAAGCGCACACAAGGCACAAGCTGGTATAACGAGACGCTGAACACTGCTACTCGTGGTTCTCGCCGTGAGTTCCCTGCTGTTGCTGTGATTGTGGCTGAAGCTGATAAGGTTACGATCTACGATGGTGATGATCCTGCGCTGCCGATGTGGAGGGTGTTTACATCTTCTTGGACCCCATATACAGGGTCACCATCAGCTATAATTGCAAATACAACTAATCCCATTACCAGTATTTCGGCCAAAAACGGACTAATATTATTAGGATTAGACAATAATGTAAACGTACCATTGGTCCAAATAAACTTTGCGAATGATACTGTTTATGGAAATCGGTCAAATGGGCTATATTATTTTTCTACTGTGGCAAAAAGCGCATCTGGTTCTGGTTATGTGTTACAAAACGCCTCTCAAGGTATTGTAAACAACTTCGTCAACGACGTAGCCATGACCGTGCTACCCAACGCCCCTATTGATGCAGCTACTGGGCTTCCTGTGCCTGCAATCGCCGTGGCGACGGATGGTGGCGTGAGTGTTATCAAGGATGATGGGACTGTTGTTGATATTACTTGGGCAAACACTGGCGTGTGTGGCCTTATAGCTTTCAACGGCATCAATCAGATTGTAGTCTGCCACGACACGACCGCAACACGGAATAGGTTCGTTCATGTTTTTGACATACCAAACGCTGATCTTTCAGAAGGCAATGGGTATAGCCAAGGTTCTGCCGTTTTATACTTGAACAGCACCAATAATGCTTCTGACTTGAAGCTATTGAGTGATTATGGCAAGGGTCTTGATGGTGGCACGCACGGCGGCATCAACGGGCTATCCTTTTTTGATGCTGAAAAAGTCGCCTACACCACCTCAACCTACAACACAGGCTGGATGAACGGCGACATCAAGGGTGCCTTCCTGTCTGACACCGACGACACTGACTTGGTGGGTGGTGTTGAGTTGGTGACGAATGGCACGTTTGATACTGATACGGATTGGACAAAAGGAACTGGCTGGACGATTGGGTCTGGCGTAGCGACTGCTGTCGGGGCTGGTGGTTATTTGGTTCAGACAAACGTTTTAGGAAACGGTGTCTCAAAAGTTATAAAAGTTTCATGGGATCAAACGATTACTTCTGGAACTCGGTTCAGGTTCTTTGCAAGAAATGACACAGACTCGTCTAATGCGATTATCCTTTCTGGATCAGCAACGGGTGGTGCAACTTATGGTGGTGGTAACTGCAATGGCAGCGGTACGTTCACAGTTTATGTGCAAACGACAGACGGCTTTGCCTTTAAGTTGCTCGCAGAGAGCGGAAATGACGGAACCATTGATAACGTTTCAGTTACGGAAGCAGACGCAGACCGCAGCGTGAACGCCAACCCCCTCACCGTCAACGGAACTGTAACCCGCAGCCCTGTAGCTACTGGCGCTGATCTGGTGGCCTACTCTGGCTTCTCTACCAGCAACTACCTTGAGCAGCCCTACAATAGTGACCTCGACTTCGGGACGGGTGACTTCTGCGTGATGGGGTGGGTACAAGAAAGTGCCGCATCAGATTGGATTGTTGACCGCATCGAGGGGCGTGATGGGTCTAGTAACCTATGGGGTTTTAGTGTTTGGCAGTCCTCCCAAAGCCTGAGATTTGATGTTCTTGAAAATAATGGCGGCACAAATGTATTATCCACCACGGTTATGGGAAATGGTGATGGGGTTTGGCATTTCTTTACAGCCGTTCGCAGAAGCGGTGTTCTTGAGATGTATATGCAAGGCAATCTTGAAGCTACTACATCTGGGACTGTAAGAAATATCAGCTACACAAGCACAGGTAACCCGCCGCCACTGACTATTGGTGCAAAGGATGGTGGATCAGCATCTTGGCTCCATGGCAAAGCTGCCCTCCTACGCATCTCAGCAACAGCACCAAGCGCAGCTCAAATCGCCAAAATCTACAACGACGAGAAGGTGCTGTTCCAAGAGAATGCCCAAGCCACACTCTACGGCACGTCTGACGCAGTGACAGCCTTGGCTCACGACAGTGACACTGACTTGCTACACGTAGGAACAAGCGATGGTCGATCGGTATTCCAAGGCTTGCGTCGAGTGTCCAGCACAACAAACGCAGTCGGTACTGCAATCAGTGCAGCTAATAATATGATTGTGGAGGAATAGTCATGACAGTTTTAGTATCGAAACCAGCAGTTAAT